CATACTATAGCATGTGATTGCTTTGCCAGTTTTAGTATGAAACAATTTTTTTGCCTCAAAAAGAGATTTACCACAGGCATGTATTTTACCATACCTATAGCGGTATTCTGTGCAAAGTGCTAGTCCGTGACAAATTAACCATGCAGTATTGTAGATGCTGTCTGCTGCCCATTTGGTGCATGGGTGGTTTCGAAAGGCACCTTTCTGGGTGCTGTAGTTGCATCCATCTTGTTTAGGGATAGTGCCCCAATCGTAATACCAGTCAGAGTACACAATGGAAAGCATTTGACAGCATTCCAATGGCATTTTAACCACATGCTTATCAGGAAGAGCCCTGGCAGAAGCATGTGGGTTGCGGTCAACGACGAATATATTCATGATAAAGTTGGATGTACCTCTGGTAGAGTAGTTCTAGGACTTTAGCATCTTCTGCTTCATTTAATTCTAGCATGCAATCTCTTGCTTCTTGAAGGGCATCACATAATTTCATGATTTTGAAGTGGGTCATAACTCACGTTGAACTGTTTCGATGAAACAAGAGGTAGATTCGAACTCTTGCTGCATCCATTCTACTCCTTTTTCTGGAGTTGTGTGGTCACCGCAAGTAAAAATGTCACAAACTGCTGTGCCATTTTCAGGCCAAGTGTGAATGCTAATGTGAGATTCTGCAAGAAGAGCAATGGCAGTTACTCCCTGAGGTTCAAATTTATGAGACTTCAGTTCTAGTAGTGTGGAATTACATGCTTTAGCTGCCATGAAAACTGTATCCCTAACGAATCCTTCATCATCCAACAACTCTGCTTTTACGCCTTTGAGGGTGAATAGGATGTGTTTCATTAGGGCTCCAGAGCAATAAAATATTTTACGGTTTTGCCAACGAATCTCGCCACACTAGGATTACTAATAGTAATATTATAATTATCAGAAACAAGTTTGAGGTTTTCGATTTTAAGGCAGTAACAAAATTCTTTGTCAGTCTGTCCAACATCAATTGAGTATGAGTTGGATGTAGCATTCTTCTTGTCAGTTACACAAACTTGAATCTTACCTTTTGTGCCATTAATGCACAAGTCCTCAACTTTAAAATTCATTGCAGCAATTTGAAGTTGACGCAACTGTTCAGCACTCAGATTGAATGACACATCTTCTGACGGAAGGTCAATATCTTTTTCTGGTGCTTGAGTAATGATATCAGGGTCTGCGTAAAAATATTTGCTACGACGAGTACCACTTGAATCTGTAATCAAGACATAACTATCATTGCTAGTATCCAGAATGGGATTCTCGTACAGGGAGAGACCACCAATGAAGGAAGTCAAATCATAAATTGCAATCTCCCTATCAAACTGTTCTTCCACTTCTGCAGTAGCAAGAACATTCTTGTTCAAACTCAGTGCTTTCAGGGTTGAACCTGGTTTGATAACAATAGACTTGTTGATTGAAAGAAAGTTCTTAAGAATATTCAGAGTAGATTTAGTAATTTCGGTCATTGAGGGTAGGGTTCGGTAACTTTTTCTTTTTGATTGAAGTGATAGAGAAGCACAGCATAATGCATAATTTTCATTATGTCAAGTTTTGCAGAACCTTTCTTATCATAGCGAGATGCATACTTGAGGATATTGCTCCTACAAAATGCCTCAGCATCACCACATGCTTCGATTAGGTCTAGAGTTTGGATACCTTCATTGCCTGCCGAATAATGGCGGTTGTATGTTCCCAGGATGTATTGGCTTAGTTCATCCAGGGTTGTGTTTTCATTGTACTTCATCATTTACCTCTTGAGAAACTTCTTCACCAGCATCGACTTTAGTATACAGTTCCAAGAAGGACTGTTTGGTATCATCATCGAATCTGGCGATGCAGTTGGTGATTGCTTTGATTCTATCAGAAAAGATACCATATGCTTGAACAATATGAACCAAGCGGCGGGTGGTAATCACTTCATCGACGCCACCATCGAAGAAGGTTTTACGAATTACTCCCGCCCACTTGACGAGGTTATCAGCAAATACTGTATCCTCACAACCGTATCGACCCATGGCATGCAGGAGGATTTTGGTTTCTGTGGCAGAAGTCGGATACTGTTGTTCAAACGTAATCGGAAACCGCTCAAGGAATGCTTCATTAAGAATATTGGTGCCGATGAAACGACCATCATCAGAACCCTTACCTTTGGTGTTTGCTGTTGCGATAACAGTAAACCCAGCGGTAGGTTTCACATACTTACCAATCTTTTTAAGAAATACTCCCTTACCTTCCAGAACTGATTGCAAACAAAGAATCTTGTTACTGGCGAGGTCAATCTCATCAAGAAGGAGAACAGCACCACGTTCCAGTGCTTCAACCACGGGACCATTGTGCCAGGCAGTTTCGCCATTGACAAGACGGAATCCACCAATCAGGTCGTCTTCATCAGTCTCGATAGTGATATTCACACGAATCAATTCACGCTTCAGTTGAGCGCATGCCTGCTCAACTCCAAAGGTCTTACCGTTACCAGAGAGACCAGTGATGAAGAGAGGATAGAATCGTTGAGACTGAATTACTTTTTTCAGGTCGGAAAAGTTCCCGAACGGGACAAAAGTATCATCCTTTTCAGGAATCAAGTCTAGTTGTTCCCGAACGGGAACAGCAGAAGATTGATATGCTTGTTCCAACCGTTCTTTGACCGTCAGATTCCACTTACCGCGAGAAACTTTATATTGTTCAAGACGTTTAGTTACAGTGGGAACTGACACATCAAAGTGCTCAGCAATTTGACTAATTTGATTAGGACCAATTTCAGGACCATTATCAAGACTCAACACGTAATCACGGATTTGAGTCGTGGTCAAAGAAGACTTGGCAGGCATTGGTTTCTTTCGATTACTCCGTAATCATAGCATGGAATTGGGTACTTGTGAAGCGTCTGGGTCCACTTTTTTTAGTGTCTTCACTGGGGTGGTTTATCAATGTCCCTGGGGTCGCTTCCACCAATCGGACGAGGGAATCCCTTTATATATGAATTGGGATATTCCTTTACAAACTTTTGACAGCAACTTGCTTGGGTTGTTGCCTCCATTACAACTTCCCGATAGGTATCAGGTTTTTCTTTAGTGTTGTACTTTACTAACCATCTCATACGATTTGCTCCACAAATGCATTCAACAAAGTTTTATTTGTCATCTTAGAACCCATATGTTTTTTAAAGGCACGTTGTAGTTCCGCTTTAGTGGGTTCATCACCTTTCGAAACAACTTCAAGTTCTTCAGTGCCAGAACCAAGATATCGATTTGGCATAAGAAACAATTCAGTGAATCCAGCAGAATTGGTGATTTTTGTAAACCTCTTATCCTGCCACTCTTTAACGTAGGAAGTAGTATCGAACAGTTCCATGTTATTGAGCAATTGATTTAATTCTCCCTTAGTACAAAGGCGAAAACCAATCCAATTGTAATTAGTGATTTCGCGGAAGAAATTGAAAATCTCCCTTGTCGTATACATTGGATAAGGATTAATTTTTTTAGAGAACCCAGTCTTCCTATCACGAAGAATCCAAACTTTATTTAGATTGTGGCAAAGGAGTTTTGACTTGATTGGTTCGCTTCTATGAGAATAATAATCATCATCGTCAGACTTAGTTTCAGTATACGTTGCCATTGGATTGGATTCACCATCCGTAAGAACAACAACATTAACTTTCTCAATTTTTTCCACCGAAACAAATTGCTTCACAACTTCTTGTGTGATACAAGCAACTTCTACCAGAGGAGTGCTGCCAAAATAATAAGCAGAAGAACCACTATGGTAAGAACCACCACGCCCACAAGCAAATGCTTGTGCCCAGACATAACGCATTTGTTCATCGAGGGTCTTTGCATTCATCTTATTAGAGAAGAATTCATACAAACGGAATGAGTTATCCATCCTAAGAGTAAATTCCTCAACCAATTGAACTGGAGACTGGTCTGGATATTCATTGCCAGCATAAAAAGCATAAACCCTAAAAGGAATATTCACCTTTTTACAGAACCAAATAAGATTATACAACTGCTTGAGGGTATCCATAATGGAATCGCTCATAGAACCAGACCAATCAATATACATGACCAATCCATGATTCTTGCCATCAGGAATGACACTTACCTTTTTAAAGATATCTTCGTTGTACTTATACGAATGTAATTTGTTTGTATCCAATATTCCAGTGCGAGAAGTGCTATTGCGATGATATGCACTAGCAGATTTCTTCATCTCAAATTGCTTAACCAGATAGTTGACAGATGCAATGGCACTCTTTTTGTACTCATTGTACTTATTGTAAGTAAATTGAACTGGGGAAACGTAACCAGTATGTTGCTGATACGAGAACCGTGGGGGGCGATTCTCTTCTGCAGTAAAGAATGTTTCAAGGTCATTCTTAATTGTCTTCCAAGGAACAACAACTGCATCGAAATTCATCTGTGGAGTTTGGATATAAATCCATTCCTTTGCCATATCATCGACGAGTGAGGATTGATTCTCTCGCCATGCACGGTCGGTTACAGATTCGTTTTGATTAAATTCACCATCATCTCCTTCCTCCTCTTCATCAGAATCATCCACATCTTCTACCTGAGATTGCTCCTGACCCTGACCATTAGAGTCTTGCTCTCCATTGACTTCTTGAGAAGATGAGGGATTGTATTCATCACTCTCTACTGAAGAATTACCTTCATTGTTAGGTTGGATGTCGTCTACTTTTTCTTGCTTATTTTGCTGGACTGAATTCCAAATATCGCGAGCAAGTTCCACAACTTCATCAAAGGTTTGAGTATTTTCGGCACGATGAATCCATTGAAGTTCATTGTCTTCGAAAGGAATAGAGACACCATCAACAATACCAATCTTAAAGTATAGATTGATACGGTCAATCAAAGAGAGTTTATTAACATCATACTTTTTGATACCAAAGAAGTCCTGGTCATTGAGTTCGTGGTATCCACGATAAAAGCATTTACGCAGACCAGGATACAAAACTTTCATCTTACGCTCAATACGAGCGTCTTCCAGAACGTTCACAAAATCCTTAGGAACGTCCGTGAAATCGAGGAGTGGGGTGTAGAGAGCATGACCCACCTCATGACCCACTAGAAGGTCATATACATCACCGCTAACATTCTTCCAGATGGGCAAAGCGAGGACTCGCTTCTCAACATCAAAATATGCAGTAGTAATCCGACGATGCTCAACCGTCAGGTTCTCAGTTGCAAGCAGTTTTGCCAGAGTACCTTTGACTTGAGTGTTGACTTGCATTGGGTGGTGCTCTCTTTCGATACCAGTATTATAGCATCTCTAGACCGTCTCATGTCAAGCGTGTGCCAGTTTCAGGACTGTCACTCCCCTAGGGTGTGAATAACTGGTTTCTCGTGGGCTAGAATATGATAAAGGTCTGGATTCTTTGCTGCAGATACGGGAACAAACTCTGTCTCTGGGTCGAACTCATCGTCACGAATTGCTTGATTGATAACAATCGAACCACCTTCAGCAGAATAAGAACGATGAAATGTCATCTTAGGAATTACAAGAGCACCAGAAGAACGATTCAAATGTACTACATGATATGGGTATCTCCATTCTGGATTCACCAGTTCGAAGGTACGAAGACCAGATAGAACACGATTGTGGTCAATTTGATGATAATGAATATAAAACTGTTTTGCTCCTACAATATCATCTGGGGGACTAATTGCTGGACCAGTATGAACTACAAGGTCTTGGGCATTAGAATCTTCTACGGAAATGTCATAAAAGACAACTGCTTCTGTTTCTCTGAATACTCTATGCTTTTTGAATTGTACTTCGCTCATCAGTCTCGTTGCCTCCAATCATTAGGTTTATCTTGGGTGAACCAATCAATCATATCATCAACATCATTAAATCCACGTTTACCAAAACGTTCATGACCAGTTCCACCAATGTCAAGTTGGTTTAAAAAATCATCCATATCTCCCTCCTGCATATCAGGATTCTCGGCAGTACGTCTTGCTTGTCTCAGAATTGTGGCAGCAGAGCGGTTGGACTTTGCCAACTTCTCTGCCCAAATCATATCATCCAACCCCACTTCCTGATGTTTGGCAATTTTTTCACAAATTGCTTCAAGACGCAGACGATATTGTGTAGAGAGCATATGTAAACTCCAGATATGGTTATTTATCGACGGTCAGTTTGGAGAAGTCATTGACTTTTTCAAACTTAAGAGTGCGTTTAAATCTATCTACAAGAATTTCTCCTTTGTGAGAAATGACAAAGATGTTTGCTTCTGGTCCCAAACCATTCAGAATTTTAAACAACTCTTGAGTGGAAGAATCATCCAAAGAAGAATCAAATACCTCATCAAGAATGAGGAGATTGGTAGAAGCAGAGTTCTTCATACGAGCAACCTCTCTCCAAGTAAAGAGTAGTGCCAAATCAATCTTTTGCTTTTCTCCCTCTGAGAAGGAAGCGTATGAAAATGAATCTCTACACCTTGACATAATTTTTTCATCGAAGTTCTCATCGAGAGTGAAGTTCACATAGAAATCCATACTATGAAGATACTTGTTGATAAGTTTATTGAAGATGGGAATGTACTTCTTGATAATCAAACTTTTAATTCCAGTATCCTTGAGCAGAGATTGAACTACAGAATACTCATCCTTTTGACGTGACACATCTGCACACTGAACTTTGGTACTTTGATATTCGTCCAACAATCCTTGTTGCTTTTTTTTCTCTACATCAATGTTTGGGGTATTGCTTTGAAGTTCGATAATTTCCTTATTGATTTGTAGGTTCTCGAATTCAGTTTTAACAATATCTCGTTCAAGTGAAGATGCATTTCTTCGATGGGTATCAAGATTCTTTAAATTGATTTTGAACGTATTGAACCTTTCAGTAACTTCTTGACTGCGGGTTTCGAGTTCATCTAAACCAGAAACAACTTCACCTCTCTTAGTTTGCAATGATTCTGTTTTTGCAAATCTAAACTCATCGCTTAACGATTGTGTGCAAGTTGGGCATACACTATTCTTATCAAAGAAGTTAATTTCATTTTGAAGAAGACGAGACTTCTCACTCAATTTAATTTTAATTTCTCGCATTGAATCCAATGATGTTTGGATTGCATCTCCATCATCAAGTTCATTTTCCAACAACTTAATTGTGTTGATATGCGAATCAAGTTCTTCCTTTGATGATTTTATCTTTTCTTCGTTGGATTTTATTTTTAAAAGTTTTTCATTTACACGGTCTTCTTGAACAGTTTCAAGATTCTTGACATTACTTTCCTGAAGTTTAAGTTTTTCTTCAGAAAGACGTAACATATGTTTACAATCAGTATCCTTTTGCTTGAGGTCTGTGACCCTATCTTTAAGCAGAGTGTTCATAACTGAGAACACATTGATATCAAGCAAGTCTTCAATTACTTCTCTACGATGTGCTGCTGGAAGTTGCATGAATGGCACAAATGTGCTGCTACCTAGAATCACTACCTGAGTGAATGACTTGAAATTCAATTTAAGAATTGATGTCTCCAAATACTTTTGGTAGTCGCGATTTGCTGCATCTTGGTCAACGAGTTTATCGTTCTCGAAGATTTCAAAAATATTTGGTTTGACACCACGACGAATCAGATACTTGTTAGTACCAACAGTGAATTCAACTTCCACCAACATAGACTTATTGTTAATGCTGTTGATTAGTTGTGGTTTATTAATTTTGCGAAATGGTTTATTGAACAGAACGAAGCATAGTGCATCGAGGATAGTACTTTTACCTGCTCCATTAGAACCAATAATTAAGCATGATGCAGTCTTCGTAAGGAAGATTTCTGTCATCTGGTCGCCAGTAGAAAGAAAGTTCTTCCAACGGATAGTTTCAAATTTAATCATCTCGTGGTGGAATAATCAGTTCGTCTTGTGAAATCACGGTGTAGTAATATCCATTGAGCACACAGTTCTTGACTACGAGCTCTTCGTTTACTTCAACCACTTCTAGTTTATCATCAAAGTCCTCTGCTTGCAAGAGGTTGTAATATCTTTCGGCATCTTCTTTCTCTTCCCACATTTGTACTGTGCGTTTTTTATCGTCATTCTTGACTGCATAAACACCGCCTGATTTTTTATCTACGAGTACGTACATGCTTCCAGATACAGAGTTTTGATAAGTGTTTTAATGTTATCCTTGTTGACTTTGAACTCACCCTCATCTATGTATGATTCGAGCATGGTCAAGGTATCTTCGGTTTCCATAACTTCATCACACTCAATCTCACTTTGCATATCCTCAATAATCTTTAGGTCTGCCAGTGGATATTCTTGAATGGTGCGAATGAAGGAATCAAATCTGGCGTAGTCTTTTTTATCTTCAACCACGACTTTAACCCAACAATTTTCCAGTTCCTTTTCATCTGGAAGTTCCGTCATATCGTTGTAAAAGATTTTGTGGAATGTTGGGAATGGATTTCTGTAGAAAGTCAGACTCAAATCATCGGTATCCAAAACATGAAATCCTCTCTTACATCCATAATCATTCCAATACAACTGATATGGATTACCAAGATATGTAATGTTTCCTTTGCTAGAACGGTGGTGGAAATGCCCAGACAATACTTTTTTGAATCGAGACATAATGCTTGGGTCTAATGCACCAGTCATTGCAAACCCAGGAACACTCTCAAACCCGTTAAACTCAAGATGGCCAAGACAGACATCAGCAGGACTATTTGCGATTTCTCTGAAGGCAACATCTCTGTTGTCATCACATATCCAAGGGAGCAAAAGTAAATCAGTATTATCAAATTTAACGGTAGTAGGACTATCGTAGACTGTGATATTACTGTATTCTCCCAAAAGTTGTCGAGGAGCATTTATCCTAAGGGTATTCTTGAAGTAAATGTCATGATTACCCACAAGCATGTGCAACTGAACTCCCAACTCACTGAGAGGAGTGAACCACATATCCTTTGCAGCATCAAGAGAATTAAAATTAATACTCTTACGCTTATCAAAGGTATCTCCTAAGGAAATCACATGCTTGATATTATAGGCAGTGATAAATGGAATTACCACTGAATTATAGAATTGCTTATACTTTTCGACAAAGGAAAGGTTGTCGTTTCTCACACCAAAATGCTGGTCAGTGATAAGAAGTAGTTTCAATCAATACCCCCTGCTATTGGATTCTACACGGTACTTGATACTATTATACTCTGGAGAACTTGGTCCGTCAACTGAGAAGACCTGCTCATATCCACTTCTTTCCAACATCTTATCTTTGATATCCATTTGACGCTTCTCTTTTGAAATCCTACGGAGAAAGGCAAAGTATACAATTTGAGTAAAATACGCAAAAGGATTACTTGACTTTGCTGGGTCAAAGTTATCAATGTATTGAATACAATTCTCTACTCCATCACATATCATGTCATCCTTGTACATGTAATTGATGAAGTTTGGTTTATAAGATAGGTGAGTGGCAATCTTCAAAAAACACTCACCGATATAATTGTTTACGAGGGGTTTGCTTTTACCCTGAATTTCTGCTGTAGCTACACGCTGCTTGTACTTGACAAGTTCATCAAGAAACTTTTTGTTATCTACGTAATGTTGTTTCTTTTTTGGAGGCATCTTAGCATGCAGCATATCGTTTTGTGTAAGTATGATAATTATACATTATGATTTTAAATTTGTCAACTTGACAACATTCTCAAATCAGTGTAGAATAACTCTGTAAGGGTTCAAAGGAACAGTAGCTTATTTCTTAAAGAGCCTTTCAAAGAGCTTTCGGGCATCTTCAATTTTACCAAGTGAGCCCATTTGCTTATCTGGTGTTACTTTGTTGTTTCCAGATTCGCTGTCAACATCTTTACCATTGACGTAAAGTTGATACATCATCCGCATTTCTGGACTCAACTCTGCCATCGTAAGGATGTCCTTTTCTCTCAAAATAAAAAAGTCTTCATCGGAGAATTGCATCCACTTACTAAATCCCATTCCTTTGACAGCTTTGTCTTCATCAACACTTTTAGTGAAGGTTGCAATCTCAACGGGGTCGGTTAGAAAGACTACAGATTCTTTAATTTCATCATCAAAGACGACCATAGCTTTACTAACCAAGTCAACTCCAGAACAGAGTTTAATGATGCAGTAAAATTCTTCTTCGTGTCTTACGTAATGGAGCATAACTTACCTCAATTTTACGTCTATGATTTCATAATCAAAGTTTTCTTCATTGTAAACCTTAACCCTTTCAAGGAGATGATTTAGTGTGTAATTGCGTCTTCCACCTTTTGAGATGTCATCAGCAATATCATAGAGAGTAGCTTTGGATTTGTTCTTGCCCTTTCTCAGGACTCTACCAATCGATTGAAGATTTCTCACCCTTGATTTACTTGGAGAAGCAAATATAACATTGTGTAAATTTTTAATGTTAATGCCAGTAGAGAAAGTGCCGTATGAAGCAACAATAATAGTGTTGTCACTTTGTTCGGTTAGACCTCTAATTTCCTCACGTTCATCAACGTCTACGCCACCCCAGACGAGGTGTACGGGTCTTTTGGTGTAACTATTTATCTGTTCGTAAAGTGGCATGCCATGGCGTTCTACGTAGTTAAAAAGCACCAAAGTATTACCAGGCAAATCAGCTGCCAGTTTGGTGATGTATCTATTTCGAGAATTGTTATCAACCAGATAATCCATTTCTTCCTGATATGAATTAAATGTTTGATGCTCATGTTTAAGCAATAAAATCTTCACCTGCAAATTTGCAACATGACCTTGCTTCATGAGATTGTGAGTTTTTGTCACCTGAGAACATCTACCAAACAATCCTTCCAGAACAAGTTGATTTGTTTCCAATCCATCCAATGTTCCAGTAAACCCAATGCGATATTTACATTGATGCAATTTGGTCATTAGAGTTGTGAGAGATTTTGCTTTGAATTGATGTGCCTCATCTCCAATCACAACATCAAATCTCTCAAAGAACTTACGCGGTTCTTTATAGATTGATTGCCAAGTTGTAATGACAACAGAACTATCTACGTACTTACTTGCACCAGCGTAAATTTTGTGGCAGTATTCTGATGCTCTCCAACCATATTCCTCAAAGTCTTTGTACATCTGCTCAACCAAAGACGTTGTTGGAACTACAATTAGAACATTTCTATTTTCGTTGACGTGATATCTGACAATTGAATAAATCATCAGAGATTTGCCTGATGCAGTTGGGGACAATAGCAATCTGCGATTGTATCGCAGTGCCTCATACACAGCAGCATACTGATAATCTCTTGCCTTCATAGGCAATCTTAAACTTTTTATAAACCCAACAACACCCTCTTCGGTGATGAATTCATTTTCATCTACAGGAGAACCGAAGAATTTACAAGTATTGACAGTGTAGTTATATCCACGCTCTTGCAACCATTCAATCAGATATGGATATAGTCCAACATATAGTTCTCCAGTTCCAGGAGAATACAAACGGATTTTGCCATCCCACCTCTTATATCTTGGATTGCCCCTCATAAACTTTGCTTGAGGGACATCAAAGCAGAAGTAATCTGCTAGTTCGTAATTTACATGGGGTTCACATTCGACATGAAGATAGACTTCATTCTTCTTGCGGATAACAATACTCATCAGAAACCATTTTTAAATTTCTCCCACTCAATTGCATTCTTGATTTGATAAGTTCGATTAGCAACTTGTCTCAGAACACCCTCAAGATAAGAGATTGTCTGTTCTATGTAGTCTAATTTGAGACGTTGCTTTACGACCTCATCATCCGCTTCGATGAACATATCGACTTCATCTTTACTAGTCAACTTATAGTCAAATGGCATTTCAGCATACACTTTTGCTGGTGCCTTTCCTTTGTAATATAACCACTTATCTCGCAAAAGAACTTTCAACTTACTATCATTCTCCTTCTTCATTAGGGAAAATGTAGTGAAAAGTTCCATGTACTTCATGTGCAAATTTGGAACCCTAAGTGATTCTTCGCACAACAAATCTCCATCAATCAGGGAGTCCTTTTTCCACATCTCCTGAATTTGCTCAAGATTCATAATAACTCCTAGTCTTCGTCAACTATTCCATGGGTCTGGAAGTTTTTCTCCCAATCGAATCTCATCGCTCCCAGTGCCCAAGCGTCCGTCAGTTTCTTGGGACCGTCGTTCA